AGATTGATTGCTAATACCATTTGCAAAAACCAACCATTGTTCTGAAATAATTAGTGCATTGTCAAAGAATTCATCAGATAAGTTATCACGGTTATCTAACCAATATGTTGGATAACCTAGATATTCGGCTGCACGAACACAGGCATCATGCACAAATGCGTGAGTATGCCCTGTATCTGGCTTGGCACCCCATACAATAATTTTATCATGCTTCATTTAATAATGTACCAAGCTGAATTGTTAACACCAGTTACTTCGTTGGTTCTTTCTTTTAAAAAGTAGGATAAAGCATTTCGAATAGAATCTAGTTGTATATCATGGCCAGCAAAAATACCACCTTTTTTAATCTTTGGATAATAATTTTGAAAGTCTTTTAATGCAGCTTCAAATGAATGGTCGCCATCAATAAAAACAAAATCTAATGATTCATCTTTAAGTGTTTTTACAAATTCTACACTTGATACATTAAGAAATTCTACTTTATCTTTATATGGAATTAATTTTTCTTTAGCCGCCGCCTTCATTAAATCTTGGCGTTCTTCATTTAAATTTTCTCCACCTAAATCAACAAAAATTGGATAATTATCAATTGCATATAATTTTTTAAGATTCTTAATACCTTTAACAAAGGCTTCAGTTGTGTTAGCTAAACAAACTCCAATTTCAACACCAACCAATTTACCTTTAAGTTTATTAATTGGTTCAATAAGACCTTCGCCTGATGGAGAAGCTGTGTTGCCATATTCTATTTGTTTTTGCACCCAGGCCTCAGCAGGTAAATTGTGATAAGGATCTGAATTACTGCTGGGATTGCGATTTAAAACTTGATTTGTATCTATTATAAAAGTTTCATCATTCATATTTTTTTCCTATTAATTCGTTCCATTCAGGAACACGGTCATATTGATGGACTAAAGCAAAAGGTGTGCCATCACTTGTGCATATATTATCATACACTAATTTTGGAGTTTTTTCAACCAGTTTGTCAGTATATTTGCCTTGCATTTGTGGGCCAGTTGTACCTAATTGAGCGGCATAACCATCTTCTGACATGGCAAAGTTTGTGATATTCTTATATGTTTCCATATTAAGTAATACATTCAATGCAGCTTGGTCAGGACCACCACCTCCATCGATAAATGGAGACGATCCATTGCATAACAAATATATGTTAAGAAACACATCAAGCATTGTATCAAACTCGCCTGAGATTGTTCCTGCATTGTATATCAGGTTGTCTTTATTATGGTCGTGAATTAGTTGACCAAAGGATTTAAGAAGGTTGTTGTTACCCCAATCTTCATCTTTATACCGAATAGATTCACAGGCAACATTAATCTTTTTGTCTTTGATATTGTTTTCTAACCAAGTTGATGGGTTAGATTGGAAGATAACATCTTTTACATCGGTAGTAATGATGTAGCGATATTGACCTTTTAATTGTTTGAGGAAGTACCAGAGATGATAGAATCTTTCCACAACAATTGAGAATTGTGGTTTATATTCAAATCGTTTTTCTTGGTCATTCTTTTTGAAGGCGAGAATTGTGTATTCTCGTTTGACAAGCTCATCAACGGTGTCATAATCAACATTATAACAAATCATGGCTTTTGTGCCGGTGAAACCAGACCTATCTAATGAATTAACCCACGGTTTAATCTTATCAAAATTATAACCAGTAATGCAACCAACCACAATGTCTTTCATAATAAACTCCAATAATATACTTTATTTAGTCGTGCTGTAATCCTTAAATCGAATTATTTTAGATTGACCAGGTGTATCTTTCTGATAGGTCTTTTTTAATGTGTTGGTGCCATCTTGCCCAGCACCAGATTTAGAAAGAATATCAGGTTTAATATTTACAGCTTCACCTATACCATCTTTAAAATATTGTATTCGTCTTTCTTGCTTTGACACCCATTCTTGTGATGGTTTGCCTTCGCCTTTATAATAAGCCAATGGTCTTTGTGTTGATTTTGAAACTAATGCCCATTTTCCATTAACTTGTTTTAACATTATTTTACTAACCTTACTGAACCATCTTCTTTAACAAAGAATGCTTCAAATTTAATTTCTTCAAATTCTTTTTGTAGGTGAAGAAACATTTTTAAATTTTCTAATGAATCATCAAATAGACGAGCTCTTGCAAATTGCTTGGTATTTAGATAGTTACGGATGATGACCATTTTTGAAATAGCTGTAGAACGAATATCTCTAATCTTACCAGCTCTTTCAACACGGACTTTATCAATATCAAAACCATATTTACGAAAGGTATCTAAAAACTTTTCACGGTCATCAAAGTCATCTCGTGCTGTTACAATAATCACACGACTTAATTCTGTATTAAGTGCGTTCTTCAGAATTGCTTTGGCCTTTGCCATCATACTTTTAATGGGTTTAGATTCATTATAGAACTTTTCAGCATCACGAAATTCTTTGAAATCAAATTCTTCGCCATCATTTAAATCATAGGTACTATATGAATGTGGGTCAAGCTTTTTAATAATCTTATTACCTTTTTTAACCGTGACACGAGCTGTTGTTTTAAACAAAGTGTCATCGATATCAAATATGGTTAATCCACCATTTTTAAATTCTTCAGTAAGAAAGTTGCTAAAAGATTTCATATTAATTTCTTGTTAGATTTAATATCTTTTGAACTTGTGCTTCTAAAATTGGTCTACGATTAGGCCACTTAATGATGGGTTGGTCAGCTGTTTTAATTAACTTCATTAGAAAAGGCACAACAATCTTTTCAACTTCGGTTAACCTTGTTTTATATTCTTCAATTGTATCTGCCTTTTCGGAGATAACTGCATTATATTCTTCTTCATCGGTTGCTGTAAAACCAAAATCATCTTCACCATATTCGGCCATAATAGCCGTGAGGTCATATTTTTTATCTTCTGCCATTTTATTTACTCCAGTTTTTTGCGGCATTAAAATTAGCTTGTGAGAACTCTAATCGGTCTACAAGTTTTACTGCATTACCTTTAATGTGGTCAACTGCCACAAATCCTTCGGAACCTGTAATCTTAAATCCTGTATCTGTTCGTAGAAATGTTCCTGTGACTTGTTGAATCTGTTGTAACTTCTTAACAACCATAGATTTTGCTTCAACCAAACCGTTCTGAATATCAAATATCTTTTTTAATTCTGTGGCATTATTACGATAGAACCGCATCAATTCAGATTTCTCGGCTATTCTTTTCTTTTTGGTATCATCTCGTTTGGCTGCAATAATTTCTTTATTCAGTTTATCTTCAATTGTTTTAATTAATTCACGGACATGCCTAGTTGTATCTGTGATAACTTGACCTGCACGAACTTTTGAATTATTAAATGCTTTAATCTGTATAAGAAGCGTTTCACTTGAACCTATTCTATTTAGCACCACAGGATTAATTCCTCTGAATAGATTACCAAGGTCTGATAAAATATAATTAATATTCTTTGTTTCTTGTTCGGTAAAAGTGGCTGTACCTGAAGCGTCAACAAAGTATGCGTCACGGAACCAAACATCTTTAGTTGATGCTAAACGATTAATATCAATATTAAATGAAGCCTTCATATCTGAAAATGTTTTGCCTGTATATGAAGTATGAAATACAATACCAACTTGTGCTGATAACATCATCTGTGCTAATTTAGAATCAGAAGGAACAGCATACACGATTGTATTAGGTTGAAAGGTAATATAATCTGCACCATCAATCATTTCATTTTTCAAATCACCTTTGGTAAACATCATATCACCTTGAAGAACACCTTTGATACCAAGTTTTGGTAAGTATCTTAATGCAACTTTTAGTTTCTTATTTAGCCCTTCAGCTGGATGATTATCATCAATATCTTTATCAGTATAATTGAGTTTAGCGTTCTTTGCAAAAACACCTTTGGTGCCCACAAAGAATTTATTGTTTTCTGGATTAATACCACAGAATACAGCCGGTGCGCCATCCCATTTTGTAGTGAGATTTACTTTAGTGTCGGTATGGCCTGCCAACATATCTCGTAGTGAACGGAGAAAATTAATAGCATCTCGAGCCCCAGCTACACCACGATTTAATACCTCATCTTCAAGATGTTCTAGGTGAACATTTTTGTTTTCTTTTGATTCTTCTAGGTATTCTGTGAATTTCATTTTAATATAATTTTCCAAATGGACCAAATTCTTTACCTTTTTTTTGCGCCATTAATGTTATTTTTGTCATTATTGTATCCATTGTTTTTTTAGGCTTTTTGATTAATT